TCCGCAAAATACTCATCAGGAGGAACAACAACTAGTGCCAGTATAGAAGGAATGGGCTTCGCAATCCCTATATCAGATGTAAAAGAACTAATTACTTCGTTAATGAATGGTGAAGAAGAAAAAAGTGATGCTACAATTGGAGTAGAAGGATACATGGTAACTGAAACCCAAAACCAAGCTTATGGTATGCCAATTGGTTTCTATATCCAAAAAACAGTATCAGGTGGTGGCGCTGAAAAAGCAGGTTTAGAAAAAAGATAATTTTAAGAAAGGATAGAAAAGATTATCATGAAAAAATTATGTGTAACATTTTTATTAATTGTGTTTATGTTCACTGGATGTTCTAAAAAACAGGATATATCTAATAATACAGATAGTGACAATGCAACAACAATGTCTAACTCTAATGAATCTAACTTTACTGAAGAAAATACTACTATACCTACTTCTACTGAAGAAAATACTACTATTACAAGTGTTTTAAAAAATGGATTTTCTATGAATAATGTAGAAAATGTTTCAGTTTATTTTGATTCTAACTCCAATACTTATACTGTTTTAATGGCGTTAGGAGAAAAAGCTACTACATTTGATGATATGTGGAAAAATAATCAATGGGACAATTACAAATCTACATTTTTAGAATTATCCAATAAGGTAACAAAAGTAGCAAAATCTTCTGATGAAAGTTCTAACTATAGAATTATATGTACTGTTGAAAATGTTGCCTTACTTATATGTGATGGTGACTCTTATATATTTGACATATATAATTCAGAAGTACATGAAAAAATATCTGCAATGCTTGAATCTATAGCATATAATTTGGCTAAATTTACATATGCAGAAGTTTTGTATGACGCTAATGATAATATGTACACACTTAAAGCAAGTGCAGGATTTTCAAAAAAAGAGTTACTAGATATGTCTTCTGAAGATTTAAACAATATAATCAATTCTGTACCAGATACTGCAAAAGGTATTTATAATATGGTAGCATTAGCAGATAAAAATATGAAATTTACTTTTCAACTTCTTGATGAAATAGATAAATCATTGTTGATAACTGTATATAATGATGAAATAACATATAATTATTTTGAAGAATAAAACTTAAAATATTAAGGGTTTTGCAAATGCAAGACCCTTTTTCTATGTCTTTAGCAGAGGGGGGAGAGATATAGCGAATTTAACGGCGACATTTGGTATCTTAGATAATATGAGTAGTACTATAGCAAGTATTGCGCAAGCTGGGTTATCTATGACAGAGCAGTTTGAAAGAGCAGGAGAAGCAGCAAGTGCAGTATTTGATACTGTTTCTCAAGGGTCAGTTGCAGCAGCGTCTAGTATAGATGGTGTTGCAACATCTATCAATTCTTTACAGAATACAACAAATAATGCTACTTCCTCTACTGATGCATTGTTAGATAGTATCAATCGTTATGGAGATAGTATGCAGGATATTACAACGCAAACAGATTCTTTATCAGATTCTTTCAATCATTATGGCGATAATTTAGATGAAACTATAAGAAATACAGAACAGCTAGGAGAAGCAGGCACTTCTGCAAGTGAAAATATTGCAGCATTAGAAGAAGTGATGCGACGCTGTGGACTTGCTGCTGGGGAATTAAGCTCAGAAATAGAAAAAGCGAACGACAATGAACAAAAATTGTCGCAAGCAATGCAAGAAGCGTCACAAATATCAGAACAATTAGCAGATAATAATAGGGTTTCTACAGAAGCAAGAGAAAATCTTACAAGAGCAAGTCAAGAGGCAGAAGAAGCTATAAATGAATTAACATTAGCACAACAATCTGCAGAAGAAGCTATGACAGAATATGACAGAATCATTGCTTCAGGTACAAACAATATTGAAGAACTTAGACAAGCAGCAGAGCGAGTAAGTCAAACTTCAGAAGAACTTGACAATGCAAATAGACGAGCTGCTGACGCTACAAATGAATTGAGTGAGGCAACTCGAAGGGCAGCGGATGAAGCTGAAAACGGCAGTCAAAGAGGAGCTAATGCCATAGAAGAATTAGAAAAAGCATTAGCAGCAGCTGGTATTGCAAAATTGATTAGTGAAATAAAAGACGCTTTTATGGAAGCTTCTGCCGCCGCCGCAGAATTTGAAACAGGCTCTAAAAAAATATCTACTATTGCAGATACAACACAAGTATCTCTTTCTCAAATGTCATCTGATATTATGAATCTGTCAAGAGATACAGGTATTTTTGCCGCAGACTTAGAAGAAGCTACCTATTCTGCACTTTCAGCTAGTGTCAATACTGCTGACGCAGTAGAATTTACAGCAACCGCTTCCAAATTAGCAACAGGTGGTTTTACTAGTTCTGCAACAGCAGTAGATGTATTGACCACAGCATTAAATGCTTATGGCTTGGAAGCAGGTAAAGCAAGTAATATTTCGGATATGCTTATACAGACGCAAAATTTGGGTAAATGTTTTGCTCCCCTATTCAGAAGATGGATAGGTGAAAAGCGGGTTAAAATTGGAAGGCTAATGACTACTCAATAATTGGTCTATGCTAATCAATTACCACTTAATAATGAAAGTTATTAAAGGTTTAGAGACTAGATAAAGTAAGCTAAGTAAAACTGTGATTATTTATCAGCAGTTTCTATATGCAGAAATGTCCACGAAATCCGCACCCCTAACGTATGATAGACGAGGGGTAAGAGATAGTCCAACTCTATGTGAAAACATAGTTCCAGAATAAAGAGTCTGGACAATGAAGAAAGAAAACAACAGTTGATGAACTTGCAGCGTCTGTTGGTAAAGTGATTCCTCTTGCGTCTGCTTATGGTGTTGAAATGGATAATCTTTCTGCAGCTTATGCAGAATTAACAAAAGGCGGTATTGCAACAGCAGAAGCAGGTACTTATTTAAAGGCTATGCTGAATGAATTAGGAGATAGTGGAAGTGATGTTACAGAAATTTTAATTGCAAGAACAGGTAGTTCTTTTGCTCAGCTTATGCAACAAGGTTATTCTCTTGGTGATGTTATGGCAGAACTTGGGGCAAGTGTAAATGGTGATGCTGGTGCATTTAATGAGTTATGGAGTAGTTCAGAAGCTGGTATTGGTGCATTATCTCTTTATAATGCAGGAGCAGAACAATTTAATAGTACTCTTACAGCTATGCAAAATTCTATTGGAGCAACCGACGCAGCATATGAAGCTATGACAGATACTACAGCACACGCACAAGAAGAAATGGCAAATGCAGCAAACAATTTAAAAATAGCAGTAGGACAAAATATCAACCCCATGATAGAAAAATTATATCAAGGTGGAACAAAAATTTTAAATGTTATGTCAAGTTTTGCTCAACAACACCCTACTGTAGTAAAAGCAATTTCTGCTGTTGTAGTAGCAGCAGGTGTAGCAGCAACCGGACTATTAGGCTTTGCCACAATAACACAGCTTTCTGTTATTCCAGCAATTATTGAATTTGCGACTACACTGAATTTAGCACTTGGTCCTGTTGGTTGGTTAGTCGTAGGTATTACTGCACTTGTATCAGGTGTAGTAGCACTTTGTTCAATGTGGGAAAAAGCAGAAGATGAAACCGCAGGTATGACAGCAACAACACGAGAGCAATATTATGAAATACAAAACTTAAATGAGCAATATGAAAAAGCCTGTGAGAAACATGGAGAATTGTCTGATGAAGCATTAACGTTAAAATATCAATTAGATGATTTATCAGCGTCATTTGAAGAAAACAGACAAACAGTAGAGCAATTTTCAGCAGAAGTTGATGCTCTTTGTCAAAGTGTAGAAGAAATTGGAAATAGCTATGATGAAGGAATGTCAAAAATCAATTCGCAAGAAGTTGGTGCAATGGCACTCATTCAAAAATACAAAGACTTGTCTACACAGACAGAGTTGACAGTAGCACAACAAAAAGAATTAGATACTGTTAGCAATAAATTATCACAAACTTATCCAGATTTAGCAAAACAATTAGACGAAGCAACCATTAGTACAGAAGATTATGTTACGGCAATGAAACTTGCTTGTAAACAAGAAGCTGAAAAGCAGCGACAACAACAAGCAGAAGAAACTTATATTGAAGCATTGCAAAAACAAGTTGAATTGGAAAACGAAATTGCAAAAGCAAATGAAAATATAAGGCTGGAGCAAGAGCGCATTCACAATATGAGTGGTTGGGAACGTCTTACTACATTTGGAGAAACAGATGACCTCAAAACGTATCAAGCAGAATTAGACAAATTAACAACAGCGCAAAAAGAAAATAATGCTGTAATATCTGAAATTGAATATTACTGGGAAAGTGCATCACAAGCAGCAGAGCAAGCATTAAATGGTGTTGTGAATGCAGAACAGGGGGCAGCAGTTGCTTATGAAAGTGTTAGAGCCGAGGTTGAGGCTCTTTGCACAGCTTATGATGAAGCATATTTAGCAGCAATGAAAAGCTTTGAAGGACAATTTGGTTTATTTGATAAAGCAGAAGCAGATACAGATGCAACTGTTAGCAATGTACAAGCTGCACTTGACAGTCAGTTAAGTTATTGGGATAGTTACTTATCTAATATAGAAACATTAAAAACTACTTCTTATGAAAGTTTAGACGTTACAGAAGAAAATTATAATCTTTTGATGTCTTATGTGCAAGATGGTAGTGCAGAGGCGGCTGGGCTTGCAGCAAGTTTAGCGGAAGCGATAGAAAGTGGAAATACAGAGGTCATTTCAAAAATAATCAATACAATGGGAGAAGTGCAATCAAAACAGCAAGAAGCGGCAGCAGCTACAGCAGACTGGCAGACAAATTTTAGTTCTGAAATGGACGCAATAGAACAAAAAATGCATGAAACAGTAGAAAATATGAATATAGCTGATGGTGCGAAAGCGTCTGCTGATGAAACAATCAATGCCTATATCAATGGCATCAAAAATGGAGAAGGCGGTGCAGTTGCAGCAGCACAATCTGTAGCAAATGCAGTAGCAGCAACATTGGCAAGTGTAACACCAAGTATCAATATTGGTGTTAATACAAGTGGCACTGTTCCGGGACATGCAAATGGTACAACAAATGCAGAAAGCGTATTTATAGCAGGTGAAAAAGGACCAGAATTGATAGCAAGAAAAGCAGCGACATATGCTAGTGGAACAACAAACAGTACAGATTATTTTATAGCAGGCGAAAATGGTCCAGAACTTATTATTGGACAGCAAGGTAGTACTGTATTTCCTACGAGTGAAACGGACAAGTTAATCAATGCTTTAAATTGTGAACCGAAACCATTACAAGTATTTTCTAATAGTAATCAAAATACAGAAAATCAATTTGTAAAAACTCCTATAGAACAACAAAAACATATTGTACTAGAAATAGCAGGAAAAGGAAATATTGAAGTTGGTGGGAACAAAGGTGTTAGTAAAGAAACAGTGATTGAAATACTTTATGAATATATCAAGCCAGCTTTAATGAATATCATACAAAATGAAATTTATGAGGAAGGAGAACTATCATATGATTATTAAATATGAAATGTGGTTAACATACAATGCAGAAAAAGAAAAAATACAACTACCTGTATTGCCTTCCTCTTTTGAAATAAAAAATGGAAGTAAAAATGACAGTATTGATATTGTAAGTTTAGGAGAAATCACAATTATGCAAAGTCGTGCTGCTTTACAATTTCGTTTTTCTAGCTTTTTTCCAGCAACAAAATTTCCAGGAATACAAGTCAGCAATATTACAAAACCGCTTACATTGATACAAAAAATCAATGAATGGAAGGCAAGCAAAACACCCATTCATTTTATTGTAACAGCTTGTGGAGTAGATATTTATGTAACAATAGAAGATTTTAGTTATTCAGAAGAAGGCGGTGATGTTGGTACTTATCAGTATAGTATAACACTAAAAGAATATAGAGAAATCACAATACGGCAAGTAAATGTAGATATACTAAATAAAAATGCTCAAGTAGAAAAAGGAAAAAGAAGAATAGATAATACTGTAAAGCCTAAAACATATACTGTGAAAAGCGGAGACTGTTTATGGAATATTGCAAAAAAATATTATAATAATGGTTCAGAATACAAAAAAATATATGAAGCAAATAAAGAATCGATTGGTGGGAATCCTAATTTGATTTATGCTGGACAGGTTTTGACTTTACCATAAGGGTGGTGTAGCAATGCATTTGATACTTATAAAAAATAAACAATATTATGATATAACAGAACTGGTGGAACAGATACAATGGAAAGGCAGAAAAGGTTCTTCCTGTAGAACATTAAATGTAACACTGATTGATGATGACGGATACCAACACGCTAGAAGTAATATTGATGTGGAACAGGGACATCAATGTTTGTTTTATTATAATGATATAGAACTTTTTAGAGGCATTATTATGACACAAGTACAAAATAACAATAAGAAAATGACATTTACTGCTTATGACAATGGTATCTATCTAGCAAATAATAAGGATACTTTTACTTATGAAAATAAAACAGCAAGTGATATATTTCGAGATTGTTGCAATCGCTTTCATATTCCTATGGGAGAAGTATCAGAATGTACTTATAAAATACCAGAATTAACAAAAAGCAAAACAACTGCATTTGACACCATTGCGGACGCTTTAAGTCTTGATTTTGATGCAACAGGCATTAGACATTATGTCATTAGCAAAAATGGAAAACTGAATTTAATCACAAGACGTGAAAATATATTGCAATGGGTTATTGAAACAGAACAAAACATGAAAAGCTATTCTTATACAAAAAGTATAGAGGATATAAAAACACGTGTCAAAATGGTATCAAAAGAAGGTACAAGCATTGCGGAAAAAAGTAATACAGAATTAGAAAGTAAAATAGGCATTTTTCAGGAAATCGATAAACCAGATGAAAGCCTAACAACAGCACAGATAAATGACAAAATAAGTAGCCTGTTTCATGAAAAAAGTACACCAGAAAAAACACTAACAATAGAAGCATTAGGCATACCAGAAGTCACTTCTGGTATAGGAGTGTATATTATTATTCCAGAATTAGAATTATATCGTACATTTTATGTTGATGAGGATACCCACACTTTTAAAGATAATATGCACACCATGTCATTAAAACTAAATTATGCAAATGATGTTTCAAAACAACAAAATGATAATAATAATTATAACATAGGAGATATTGTACAATTTCAAGGCGGTTATCATTATGTGAGTAGTACAGCAGATAAGCCAGTTGGTGCAAAATGTGAAGCAGGTACAGCAAAAATTACATTGATTGCAAATGGCGCAAAACATCCATATCATTTAATTCATATAGATAATGCTACAAAAGTATATGGTTGGGTAGACGAGGGCAGTTTTCAAAAAATGTAAAATACTAGAATAATTAGCTAAAAATGCAAAAAAATACAAAATATATCGGTAAAAAAATACAAGAAAATACACAAAATATTAGAGTAATTTGTAATACACAAAATATTAGAGTAATTTATTAAAAAACATTAGATTAATTTGTCGGAAAACAGTATAGTGTAATTTGTTGAAAATAAAAAAAGAATATGCTAAAATAAAAATAAGGTGACCGTGATGGGCAGTCAGCCTCCCTCCATATTGGAAGGAGGTGATGATTATGATGACTACATACGAAGCTTTGTATCTTTGTATAGCGTTTGCTACGCTAGTCGTTTTAATCCTTGACTTTAAGTCAAAAAAATAACTGCCCTATATGCCCACAAGGCAGTTATTTTAGATTATAAATAACTAACTAAAAGAGGCTGACCCCTAACGCCCTTGTGCGGAGGGTGACGGTCACCTACTTTATTAAATAAAGTATATCATTTGAAATAAATTTTGTAAAGTATCTGTTTTCAAAGCAGATGCTTTTTTTATGCAAAAAACAGGAGGTGTAGCATGACAAGTGAAACAGAAAAAACAAGTGTAAAGCAACTATTTCAGGAAATGAATAAAGGAAATACTGTAGAAGTATTACAGGGTATGGTAATTTCTGAAAATCCCATCAAAATACAAATGATAAATGATGAAAAATTGATTATTGGACCAAACATTACTTATGTTCCAAGACATCTTACAGATTACAAAACCCACATTGATATTGTACAAAAAGATGGTATTGTTGACAGTCATACTAAAACAGATGGCAGCCACTCTCATAGTGGTGTACATGGGCAGACAAGTGCAACAACACACACTCATTCTTTAGATACATTCCATATTTATGATATGGAAATAACAGTATACAATGCTTTAAAAGTTGGAGAAAAAGTTCATATTCTTTCATTTAATCATGGTAAACAATATTATGTATTGGATAGGGTGATGTTATGAGTGTGTTTATTCCAATTCCTATTGAAACAGTAAGTGAAGCAACAGAAAAACCATCATGTACATATCGTCTTGATATAGATAATGGTAGAATTGTAGGGAAAATAGACGGTATAGAAGCAGTAAACCAAGCAATTAGAAAAGCAATCATTACACCTCGTTTTAAATGTCTGATATACGACAATCAATATGGAAGTGAAATAGAAGATGCTATTATTACAAAAAGTGCAACAAAAAATTATATGGAAGCTGCAATAGAAGGATTTATAAAAGATGCACTTTTACCAGATACACGAATATTATCTCTTTATGATTTTAAAATGACATGGAATGAAGATATTGCGTGTATTTTTTTGAAAGCAGATACGATTTTTGGAGAAACAGAAATGCAGGTGATGATATAAATGTTTGAAGATAATACCTATGAGCGACTTTTAGAAGATGTTCTGAACAATGCGCCAAAAGGTATTGATACAAGACAGGGAAGTATATTTTATGATGCCATTTCAGGTATATTATTAAAAGTTGCAAAATTGTATACAGATTTAGATAGTATTGTGGAAATGACAACAGTAAAAACCGCAACAGGGGAGGCTTTAGATACAAGAGCAAGCGAATATGCAGTCAAAAGATTAGAAGCAACAAAAGCAAAATATTATGCAACATTTGAAGGCGTTACTCCAAAAATTGGAGAACGCTTTTATTATGATGGTTTTTATTTTGTTTTTCAATTAAATGATAAAGGAGGTTATTATTTTGAAGCAGAAAAAGCAGGAAAAAATGGAAATGATATTTATGCAGGTACACCAGCCGTTCCTGTCAATACGATAGAAGGTTTAATATCAGCTACATTTGGTGAAATTTACGAAAGAGGCTCTGACAGTGAAGATGATGAGAGCCTTCGTAATCGTGTTATTGAAAAAATTTCTGGACCAGCAGAAAACGGAAATAGACAGCATTATAAAACATGGTGTGAAAGTATTGATGGTGTAGGTAGAGCAAAGATATTTCCATTATGGAACGGGGAAAATACAGTGAAAGCAGTGCTAATTGATACAACTGGAAAACCTTGCGGAGAGTCAAAAGTTGCAGAGGTGCAGAATTATATTGACCCTGCAAATAAGGGAATGACTGCCATAGTAAATGGAAAAACATACATTGTAGGAGATGGACTTGGAAATGGTGTAGCAAATATTGGAGCGCATTTTACGGCAGTTGCTGCAAATCCTATTGAAATTACAATTTCGTTTGAATCAGAATTAACAAGTGAAACGGTTGCAGAAGATGTAAAACAACAGGCAGAAAAAACAATAGAAGAATATATTACAAATATGATATTGACTGCAAAAGATTCAGAAAATATTGTTGTGAGAATTTCTGCTATTGGCGCAATATTAAGTAATGTAAAAAATTTAGTGGATTATACTAATATTCGCTTAAATGGTGGTGTTCATAATATTGTTGTAAAAGAAGATGATGTTCCTATATTAAAAGAGGTGATAATGGAATGAAGTTTTATCACAAATATTTTAAAAATAACTATGAAGAATTGATTCGTTATTATCCAAGATATTATAGAGAAGTTTTTGAAATGGTAGAGATTCTCAAATCACATGGAAAAATTGCGGATAGTTTGGAAGAAAATATCGAAAGGGTATTTTTGAATCATTTTATACTTACGGCAGATGAAAAAACAATCAAAATATGGGAAGAAGATATTCTTGATATTACCTATAGACAAAAACTTTCACTAGAACAAAGAAAAGCTGTTATTATTGCAATATTATGCGGACATGGACATATTGGAGAACCAGAAATAAGAGAGATTATAGCAAATTATACGCAAAATAATGTTGCGATTGATTTTAAAAAAGGAATATTATCCATACTCATAGATGGTGTTTTATTTGATGAAATCAATTTATATGAAACTTTATTGCGTAGGATTCCTGCTCATATTGCATTTGGAATGAGTGTACATAGTAAACGAGAATTTAAACAACAATTAAATGTATATTATGGTGGTGCGATTGGAACAAATTATTGTTATGCTCCAGTTAATCAGTATATTAAAAATAAAATGTTGCTGCCGATTGCCCAAAAGGGAGTTTTATTTTCTAATCAATCTATAAAGCTTGCAAATATAAAACATATTTCTAAAAGACAATCACAGACTGTAGGAGGGGTTTACTATACTACATATATTAAATCAAAATTAATAGAATAGGGGGAAATGATAATGTTTGAAGATGGCAGCTATAGTTGTTCAAAAGGTGTTGCACTGATAGCAAAAGTGTTAGCTGGCAAGTGTAAAATGAATTATACAAGAGCAGCAGTAGGAAAAGGAACGATTCCAGAGGGAAAAAATCCTAAAACAATGACACAGCCAGCAGATTATGTTATGGAAGCAAAAATTGCTGCTGTAACAAATCCAGTGAATGGAGAGTGTCAAGTTACAGTACAAATTAATAGTTCAGATGTTGAAAAGGGATTTTTTGTTACAGGAATACTGCTTTATGCACAAGACCCAGATGAAGGGGAAATTCCTTATACTTATCTTATGCTTGAAAATGGTCCAGAATGGATAAGACCTTCCAGTTCTGTTGTTGGCAAATTGGCAACATTTGAAATCATTGCAGCAGTTGGAGATGTGGATACTGTTACAGCAACAATAGATTCAGATACGATTGTTACAAAAACAGTAGTAGAAAAAATGATTGCTGAATCTATGGTACAGAGGGATATTGTCATACCGACAACAGCATGGACGGAAGAAATTGCAGAGGGCGGAGGGGGAGGCGTATATGCAAATGTGGTGCAGAAAGATGTCACGGACGAAATGATACCCATTGTTAGCATATTTCGGGAGTGTATGAGTATTGCTAGAAATTGTGGTATGAGTACTACAGTTGAAACGGTAAACGGTGGCGTGAAGTTTTATGCAGAAAAAACGCCAGAACAGGACATTAGCGCAAGCCTTTTACTTTTGAGGGCAAGTGGGGGTAGTGGTACATATATCAACAACATGGCAAGTGATGAAGAAGTACAGGAAATGCTGAACGAAGTATTTGGTAGTAAAACAGATGAAAATGTAGAAGAACAATAAAATAAAAATTTTAAAGAAAAATAGATGGTAATTTTAAGGAGGAAATGAATTATGGCTTATGATGGAAATAAATTGACAAAAGTAGAAGCATTAAAAGCATTGGCTGAAAGAGTAAATAATGATTTTATTACAAAGGCAGAAGCACAAAAGCAAATTAAACAGGAAGTTGCGCAGGCTGGACATGCGAAATTTGAAAAAGTGGACACATTACCAGCAGTGGCAGACGCACAAGAAAATGTCATGTATTTACTTTACAATGAAACAACAGCACACTATGATATTTATGCTAAAATTGGTGAAAATATGGAACAGCTTGACGATACAACGGTTGATTTGAGCGGTTATGTTGCAAAAGAGGAAGGAAAAGAGTTAATCACAACAGAAGAAAAAACAAAACTTACAGGTATTGCAGAGGGTGCAACAAAAGTAGAACAAAGTCAAACAAACGGCAATATTAAAATAAATGGGGAGGAAGTCACCGTTTTTGAAGCGGAAATTGCAACAGATGCAGAAGTCACAGAAATGCTTGATGAGGTATTCGGCACAACAACAACTACACCAGAAACACCAGAAGAAAATGCTTAAAAGGGGAGATTCTCCCCTTTTTTATATGGAAAAGAGGTGTAAATAATGAAATTTGCAGTGTTTGAGCAAATTAAAAAGTCTTTGGAAAGTGTCAAAAAGTATGCTCTGGGTGAAATTGGTAATGTGGCAAATGCTACTGTGGAAGCAGTAGAGGAAATTGTAGGGGAACTGAATCAAAAAGCGGACAAGCCACAATATTATACAACAACAATACCAGTGGAGGGTTGGGAAAGTGACAACGCATATTATTCAAAATATTATGATATTGCAGTGGAAGGCATAACAGAAAATGATAGAGCAGATTTGATATTACTGCAAGAAAGTATGAAAACAGCAGCAGAATGCGGTTTTTGCAGTATGACAGAAACGCTTGCAGGAAAAATCAGAGTTAGAGCAATGACAGTACCAACACAGCCATTAACAGCAGAAATTATATTAAAGAAAGGGTGATAGTATGGCACTTGGTATCGTAAATGTAACAGAAAGTGGAATTACTCCTATTGAAAGAGGCGGAACAGGTAAAACTACAGCAACAGAGGCATTGAAAGCATTAGGGGGATTTTCTGAAAAAGGTGGAACAATTAGCGGTGATGTGATTATGCAGGGCAATTTGAATATGAAAAATGCTGAAAATAATAACAAAATCAGTTTTCAAACAAATAACTACATTACTATGAATGCAGATAATCAAATGGAAATAAAAGCACCTGCATTGAATTTTTTGGTAACTGGTACAGTGACACATAGAGGTGTGGAATTGGCAAAAGCAAATTTTGCTAATGTCACAAAAGAAACCATTGAAAAAAAATTGACTTGCAAAGGCGGTTTTTCAAATGTGGCACTAGGAGAAAACACATTAAAAGAAAATAGTGTAGGTAATTCTAATACAGCTATAGGTGCAAATGTGTTGCAAAAAAATAAAGGTGGCTATGATAATACTGCTGTTGGAAGCGATGTTTTAAAAGAAAATACAGATGGTGATTGTAATACAGCGGTTGGAAGTGATACTTTAAAAAGTAATACAGAAGGTTGTTACAATACAGGTGTAGGCTCTAGTGTGTTAATTGCCAATACCACAGGAGCCCAAAATGTAGCTTTTGGACATTTTTCTATGAAAAGTAATACAACTGGTGAAGGCAATACAGCATTGGGAACATATGCTTTACAAGCCAATACAACAGGAACACATAATACAGCAGTCGGACTTTTAGCTCTATATGAATCTGTTAATTATAATAATTGTTCAGGTTTAGGCTATGGTAGTGAAGTTACAGGAAGCAATCAAGTACAACTTGGTGACAGTGGTGTAACAGTATATGCACAAAAGGCGGTTGTCACCCGTTCAGACGCACGTGATAAAATAGATATTGAAGACAGTCCTCTTGGCTTAAATTTTATATTGAAGTTACGTCCTTGCAAATATCGTATGAATAGTAGAGAAGCATATTTTGAACTAGGACAAAAACGAGATTTTTCAGCAACAAATGACGGCAGTAAAGCAGGTAAGCGTCCACATTACGGGCTGATAGCGCAAGAAGTCAAAGAGGCTATGAATGAGTTAAATGTTGACTTTGCAGGGTATTTGGATAGTAAAGTAGATGGCGGTGAGGATGTACTTTCACTCGGCTATACGGAATTTATTGCACCTATGATAAAGGCAATACAGGAGCAACAGCAAATGATAGAAGAATTGAAAAAGCAAATAGAAGAATTCAAGAAATAGGGCGAAAGCCTTTTTTTTGATACTTTTTGAGATTTTTAATTGTGTATGATATTTTTGCAGGAGGTGAGCATATGGAGTGGGAGGTTGTAACGATTATCATTGCATTGGTGGGGCTAATTACTACAGTCACAAAGCCTATTATGAAATTGACCAAAACAATTACAGAATTAAATGATACCTGTAGAATTTTAGAGGAAAGAATGGAAAAGTTTGAAAATCACAATCATGACAGCCATGTTAAAATTTGGGCGCATAATGATAAACAGGACGAACAGTTAGCAGAACATGAAAATAGAATCAGTTTGCTAGAAGAAAGGAAGTAATAGTATGAGAATCAACTGGAAAGTTAGAGTAAAAAATCCATATTTCTGGTTTGGATTGGTTGCGATAGTGTTAGCAGCAGTGGGCGCAAAGCCGG